GTGGGGAAGGAGGGGGGGGTACCCCCACCTATGGGGGGGGGCTACATATCAACCACTACCTATTGTGTGTTGCGCCTTATGGCACACTGGGCATAGGAACCGAACGTTGCTCGGGTCGTACTCACGCGCAGGATCGTCATGCACCCTCACGATGTGGTGCCCCTCCAACGAATCCACCATGGCCCTGCACTGCTCACACGCGTAGATCCCACGCGCCTTTCGCAGCTTCTCTTTGAACTGGTGCCACGTCTTACCCCTGCCCTTGCCCTTGGGCTCGGGCTTGGGTGGCAGCATCGGATCCCATTTACGGGGTAAGCCCATCAGGGATCCCGCATGCGTTGGATCTCGAGGTCCCGCAGGAACTGCGGCACGTCATGCAGGCGCAGCACGATCAGCCACTCGCAGTCATCTGCCCGCATGAGGAGCGCCGTGTGGTCCAGCCGGTTGGCGCTGGCCGCCTGGTCGAGTTCGGCCCGCTGCATGATCGACTCGACGCCTAGGCGGGCGTACCTCTTGACCTCCCATTTCCAGAACGTCATCGAGGTGTCGAGGTCGCTGGCGCCGTCGACGCCGTTGCGTGCCGAGCGCTCGGCGGAAATGCCCAGGTGCTTGCGCAGCATCTCGGCGGCCTCGAGTTCGCCCCTGGCGCCCTTGTTTCGCTGCATGCGTCCCATCAGCCAATCCCGTCTGCCAGTCGGCGCTCGATTTCGTTCGTTTCGTAGTGGGACAGCCGGGCCCGCAGCCTCGCGTTCTCGACCTCGAGCATGCGCAGCTGCGCGTACACGTGATCCCTATCCCGCCTCAATTCAACGGCCCGGTCGGCTAGGGCCTCGATGGCCTTGACGGTTGATTCAATCTCACTAATCTTCATTCTGCACTCCTTGCAACCATCGGTCGCACAATGGCAATACTGCGAATGTCAGTCCCCTGCTTTTGCGCTACCGCATTTTTGAGTGTCTGCGCGACAACGCTGCCGATATGCGCGTACTGCTCGTTGGAGTAAAACAAGTCCTCAACAAAAGCGGGTGTCATCACAAAGGTCGTTACAACCTTGACAGCCGTAAGCATTGAAATGTCATGCCCGTGCTTTTTGGATGTTCGTTGATCTTGCTCGGCCTCAACCAGTACCACGATGTCGCACAGTCTTTGCCTCGCCTCGTCGCGCTGTTTCATCGCTCCCCTCCTCGACCGCCGGGTGCGGTCGGCCCATAGGCCGATCCGTCATCCCGCCGGTCGATGGCTTCTGCGAATCGTTCCACCATCTCGTCCGACAGGCGGTGCGTCGGTAGACGCAGTCCGCCTGCGTCTCTGATTCCGTTGGGGGGGGTTGACAAACCCCCAGTGCTGGAGGTATGAAGCGCCCTGCGGGACGATGCTTCGCTAGGGCTCGCACGCTCCTCGGGTGCTTCAACTCCCAATGGGGGGGTTCTAGGGGGGGCCGCCAGGAGCGCCCGCCCACCGTCGACAAACTGCTGGAAATGGCCGGGCTCGGTCAGGTGCCAAGCCCCCTTGTCGTCGTGGCGTGGCAGCGTCGACAGCAGCGCCTCGACGTGTAACAGGGCGTCACACTGGTCTTCCCTGGGCAGCGGCTCGGTGTCCTCGAGGTCAGCGAACCACGACCCGTCGCCGGGCTTGACCCACAAGGCCTTCGGCCGGCCGCCCGCCCTCTCGGCCTCCCTTGCCGTCCGGAACGGCCCAGCGGCCTTCCCCGTGCCCCGTGGCTGGAACGACCAGTAGGACACGATCCGAGCCGCCATGGATGGCTGCTCGGCGTCGTACCGGGGCACCAACCTCGCGTAGCCCTTCTGCAGGTACTCAACCGTGATGGTGTTGCCGGTCTTGGACTCGCGGGCCCGCTCGATGGCCAGCGCCACCAGCCGCTGGTCGAGTTTGCCGAAGCGCTCGTGGAACCCTTGCTGCTGGGCCTCGGGCGCTCGGGTGAGCGCCGGGAAGGCGCGGAGCAGGGAGTGCCAGTTGGCCCCCCACGACACGGTGTCATCGTCAGAACGGAAGGTCATGGTGGTCCCCCAGGTCGATGGGCGTGGCCTTCTCGGCACGCTCGAAGTTCCAGTAGCGCTTGCCGTCCTTCTCGGTGCTCGTCACGCCGGTCAACCGGATCGTGGCGCCAGCCCCCTCTGGCTGGGTCCACGACCGGAACGACGAGAAGTAGACGCCGCCCTGGCTGGTGGTCGACCACAGCAGCACGCGGGTGGGCTTCTTGGGCCCGTCCGGGAGTTGGATGCTGATGATCTTGCCGACGGCGTCGGTGTAGTACGTCCTCGAGCGGCTGCTCGGCACGTCACCTTCGCGGGCCCGCCACACCGGCCGCAGCTCCTCGGGCGTGTACGCGCACGGGTACGGGTCGGGCGCGTCCTTGGGCAGGTCGGCGTCGTAGGCCAACGGTGCTGGCGGGTCGAACGGGACGACCGCCGCGGGCGGGGGCACCACGACCGAAGGGGGCAGGGAAGGCCCCCCTCGAGCGTGGCGCGGATCCCCCCGCCCCACGGCAGCTTCTCCGTCGTCCTCGGTTGAGTCACCAGCCGGAACGGCGACGAGTGCGGAATAGGTGTACCTGCGGGCGTACGTCAGCGCCGAGCCGATGCCCTGGGCGTCCCACTTGGCAACCGGCAGCGCCAAGTTGCAGGCGATCCACTCGCCTGTCTCCGAGTGAAACAGCATCGTGTGGCACCATGCCTCGCCGTTGGCAGCACCGATGCCCTGCGTGAGCGCGAGGCCGTTGGCGCACAGGTGCGGGCGTGCGGCCTCGTCAATCGACGCGAGGTCGGCGTACCGACTGCGGAAGTGCGGGTTGGTCGCGTCCTTGGCCGCCACCTTGATGTCACGTTGGGCCGCGGCGAGCGCCTTGGCAATCTGTCCGATGGTTTCGCTGTGTGTCAGGCTCACTGGTTGGTCCTCAGGACGACGGAAATGGATTGGAACGGTGCCGGGACGATCAGACGGGCCAACTTCTCGCCCAGTATGTACGCATTCCACGCTCGGACGCACAGCCACAACTGCTCCTGCTGCTGTCCCGATCCTGCCCGACGGCTGATGAAGTTCTGCAGCCGGTTGCGCAGGGTAAACCGCGGGTCGTTGGGCTCGAGCATGGCGCCGTCCATGACCCTGCCGTAGAACTCGTCCACGGCGTCAGCCGTCGCCCCGTGCCCCGTGGCGAACGAGCACAGACCGATCAGTTGGGCAAAGCCGCTGATCTTGCCGTGCCGCGGGTATTTCTTCACGTCGTAGCGCTCGAGCGCCTGGATGATGTCATGGTGCGAGTGCTGGGGCCGATTGTGCCAGCCATCCTGCTCGAGCCATAGGGCCATGCGGGCCGCTGACAGGTGCGTGTTGCAGACCTTGCTGCCCAGGATCGAGCAGTGATCGGCGGTGCTGCGCGGCCGCCCAGCGTCCACCTTGACGATCTCGGATCGGTCGATTTCCACGACGTACCAGGTCCGCGGCAGTCCGGCCTCGATGGCCGCACGCAGCCGGTGCTGACCGTCTGCTAGCGACCCGTCCCGGTACAGGACGAGTGGCACCAGTCCGAAGTTGAATCGGCCGGCGACCATGTCGCGGTGGTACAGCGTCCAACGGTTGGACAGCGTGCGGTTCTGCTGGTTGGCCAGCAGCTGCTCCATCTGACGTACGGAAAGTGTGATGCGCTTCACGCTCCCACCTCCCCGTACATCCAGCCGGTGGCCGGGTCGATGTCGGACAGGGGCAGGCCGTCGTCGGCCAACGTTTCAGGCTCAGGTCGTTCCATGTGTGACTCCATGTTGACGCCGGATAATTCCGGCATGCGTGTCATATCGTCACTCTTTGCACCCGTCTATAGGTCCGGCGTTGGATTATCCACAAATGGGAGCAGTTTGTTCAGCGCCTCGCGCCGCTGCTGGCATCCGCCGCATGGCTTGATGCCGATGGCTTTGGTGGCAGCAGCCACCACATCGCCTAGGCCGGTGATGGCGTCGACCTCGGCCAGCATCTCGCCGATGGTGGGTCGACCGTCGATGATTTCGACCGACCACGTCTGCACCTTGCCGTTGAACCGGAAAATGTATGGCTTGCTATTCACAGTCAAATGTAAGACTGAAGTCATTCAATGGACGCCAAATGCATTGGCCAGCTACGACATCGAGTACGAACGCCCGGCGAGGCTCGTACCCGTCGATGCAGCACCCATAGCCTGAACTGCGCATATACACGCCGATGACCCATACGCTATTGCTGATCGAACCGCCAGCGCATGGATCACCAAATGGAACGTCGGCGTCAAGAATGTAGGACGTGTTGACGCAAAACACTGCGTCGAACTGATCTTGCGGGTAGGGATCGCATGACAGACATGGCGCGTCGTTGGCTGTCAGGTTGCAACCTACTTTGGCAATCGTTACGTATGGTAGATCGATGAACGTCGAAATGTTGTTCGGCGGCAGGTAGTCCACGCAACACGTGCTGGTAGTCCTGATTTTGTCGATGGAATAGGACCCGGTGGATATCGATGGACCAAACATCTGCAGCGAGTTTTTTACGGCGACGTTGTCCTGGGGGGATCCGCCTGGGGGGCATGCACTGGTCTCCGCTGCCATCAAAACAGACGTGCTGACGGTGTGTGTGATACACCCGTCGAAGTAGCTAAACCCAATATTGGCCGTGTAGAAATCACAGCAGGCTGGATCTTCAGGAAAGCTGAAATTGCACCGACAAGGGTGTCCGTATCCGTTCTCCCGGCACCAGTCAATATGAGTAAACGTAAAAGGGACAGCGCCAGTGTGTTCAATCGTAGTTGGCGCATTGTCATGCCCCAGGCGGAATGGCTGAAACGACGCTAAACCAGCAGCCAAACCATCTCGGGACCATAGGCCGGGGTCGGCGAAAAACCGAAAGTTGCCATTGGAGAGCGAGTACCAATGTCTGCCTGTTCCGTTGTATGCGCCGGTCAGGTTGTTGGGGCTTACGCCCAGCTGCGCCACGATTTTCCCAATTAGATCTGACCCCCTAACCTCAAAACCAACCACCAGTTGGTTTGGTGCGCCGCCAATGCAGCACCGATTGAGAATCGGCCAAACTATCTCGTAGTCGCCAGCCGACGGGTTTGAGCCCCTAAACACTGGAACGGAATAATTCCACGGTCTGGTTGGAATCTGTGCCAATCCAGGCATCGGCACGTCGTAGGGATAGTCGCTGATCGGATCCGGGAAACTGCATTCAGCGTTTGCGGTTTCCGGGTCTATCGCTGTCGTGGCACTGTCATAGGTGGCAGTGATAGGCGACGGCGTCAATCCATCCAATTCAATCGACGCATATACATGGATTTGGGACCGGTGAATCGAGTAGAAGTAATAGCCGACAGTCGCAGGCGATGCGCAGTAGGTCGGCCACTCGGCACAGCAAACAATCGGCGCCGGTCCGGGGTCGCAGCAGCATGTACGCGCTAGCGTCACTTCTTGAACTTCGACAGCGGGAACAGGTTGCCTGCCACAAAGCCACAGACGCCCAGGAGCAGCGCGAACCACAAACTACCGATGAAACTGGCCATGGTCATTTCCTCTTCCGGCTGGGAGTGCGAATCGGCGCGGCCCGCCGGAACGCCGCGTCAAACGTCGGGTCCGCCCGGCGCAGCTCGGCCACCGCGGCCACCGCTTGCTCGGGCGTCAAGTCGATCAGGCTGGCCGTCAGTTCGGCCGCTCGGCGCTCTGTCGGTGTCACGATGCCCAGCCAGCCCTTGACCAGCCGTCCTACGCCGGTGTGCCACACGATGAAGCCGATGCCGAGCACGGCCAGGGCGATGCAAACCCAGACGAGGGGGGCCACCCACCAGGGCACCTGGTCCTCCACGCCTGTCAGCGCCATGTAGATCATGTCCACGGCGTCAAGGATACGCGCCTGCTCGCCCTGGCCGGCCACGGCCTCGGTCTTGATCGTCGGCAGGCTCGGCGCTGGGGCGTCAGCCTCGCTGGCGATGCGCTCGAAGCGTCGGCCGCTGCTGTGCGCGAGTTGACGCACGGCGGTCGTGTTGGCGGCAATCCGTTCGCTCGGACCAGCGCAGGATGTCGCCACGACGACGACGATGGCGGCTAGGCATCTCATGGCTCCGCGGGCTCGGAGAATTGCGTTCCGTCCCACTCCCATCCGATGCTGCAGGCTTGGCCGTCGGCCAGTTGGATGGCCTCGGCGCCAGCCGGCGGGGCCCAGCGGGCCGTGTCACCGTCCCAAATGATGATGTTGTCCACGATGCCGCCCTGCACGATTGCCCACCGCATGCTGCCTCCTCAGTAGTAGGTCACGAACACGATTAGCCCGCCGCCACCGGCTCCACCGGCGCCCGAGCTGTAGCCGTTCTCGCTGGCTGCCCCGCCGCCGCCTCCACCGCCGATCCCTCCCGCTCCACCCGGCTGACCGGCCATGGCAAGACCCGAGCCGCCCCCGCCGCCTCCGGTGCCCGTCAAGCCGTTGCTGTAGCCCGCCTGGGCGTCCTCGGGGTCGTCAGTGTTGCCGCCTATGGCCGTCGATCCGATGCGGGCCGTTCCAGACCCATCACCACCGTAGCCATGCGAGTTTCCCGACGAAATGCCAGCACCTCCTCCACCGCCCCCGCTGCCCTTCGCGTATGAGGCTGACGCCGTGGCGTTGCGCGTGCCGCCAGCGCCGCCAGCGCCGCCGTCGTAGAGGCCGCCCGTCTGCGCGGCGCCCGCCGAGCCGCCCGCGGTCGTGCCGCCCTGCCCCAGGTTGCCACCGAGCGCTCGGCCATAGGTGCCCGGCGAGTCGCCCAGGCGAGTCGTTCCGCCGTTGCCGCCCGCCGCGCCGTTGGTGTCGTTGGTCGTCCTCGAGGCGCCCGCCGAGCCGCCCGCGCCGATCGTCACGGCCAGCGTGGCGGGCAGGTCTGCCGCCTGCCAAGTCGTCTCGGACACGGCCGCGCCACCACCACCGCCACCGCCACCTCGAGCGCTCGAGGCCGCCCCGCGGCGCCCGCTGCCGCCACCGCCCCCACCGCCGACCATGACGGCCCACACCACCTTGGCACCGGCTGGTTTGGTCCACGTGCCGCTCGAGGTGAACGCCTCGACCGTCGCCTTGCGCCCGTCGATCTTGGCAATAGCTGGGCCGGTCACCTCAAAGTAAATGGCCCCGTCGGCAGTGTTGACGGCCAGTTCGCCGTCGACGAGCTGCGCCGTAGACGGAACCGCCCCCGCCGTGCTCGAGCGCTTTAGCCGGATTTGGTCCGTCATCAGTAACTCCCCCCGTCGATCTCATTGATAAGCGCAGACACACATTCTCCGTCGTACTGGTTCATGCGCTCGAACAGAGCGACGGTCACCCCGCCAGCCGTGTAGACCATGGCAGCCATCACAAACGCATCATTAGGCACTGCCAGCAGCGAAAAACCAGCGGCGTTAGCCCTGGTCGCATTCACTCCACCACCAGCCACCGAGGCGGTGTTACCGTATTCGGCCAGGTTGTATCCAGTGATATTCACGGCATCTGTCTGCGCAATCGTCCCGGCCGTTGTCGGTGTTGCATTGGGCTGGGCCTTGGTCAGCGTGTAGCTCCATCGGTTTGAGCCCAACGAACTGCTGCCGACGACCTTCATGGGATGCCATGACACCACCGATCCCACTTGCACCAGCAATCTCTGCAATGATGCCCTATTGGCAGTAACCCACTGGGCAGCCTCAACCATCAGGTTGTTGGAGTCAGCCGACTGGCCGATGGGAGCGTAAACGCTTGGCTGCAGGAATCCTGTCATGGCCAGCTCGGTGCCGGTGCGGTTAGGAGTGCGATGATTTCCGTGGGAAGGATGACACCAGCCGTATGGAATGCTGCTGTATCAGGATATGGCTGGTACCAAACGACCTTGGAGGTGGCTTTCAACGCTGAACCGCCAAGGCTGATGCTTGAATCCTGCCAAATTGATCCATCGACTGGATTACGCATGGGGATTTGCTCTAGGTGGAACCATTCGTCAAACACGAACGTGTAAACATCCATGGTGACCAAATCCGTCACGTAGCGACGCTCGTACCCTTGGAACAGCACCGAACCAGCGGGCAGTCCTAAGAAAACAGCCGAGTTCCGTTTATTCAGGTGCACGGTTGGGTCGGACGGAACATTGGTGTAGCCCAAGGCTGGATTGGGGTCGTGAACGATGAACTCCACGCGCAAAACGTTCTGCCGAACTGGTCGCTGGAACGGCGTCCCCATGACGTTTGTGATTGTTCCGCTGGAGATCACCGTAGTTGGTGGCCAGGCGATGGTTCCATTCGCAGGGAATGACGCGGTAGCCGGTTGAATGTATTGCGCTGTTAGACGTTGCCCGCTCTGTTGGGATGTCTTGATTCCCCGATACAGGCTGACACCCACCAACGGGCCACGCGCTGTCGATGTGACCAGGTAAGTGTTGGCGCGGTCCGGGTGCGTCTCAATGCGCAAGTCCTGGACAATGAATTGCGCCAGGCCAGCGTCCAATGTGCCCAACGCAATTCGAGCGCCCAACGGTTCAATTTGATCAAACGGTGCAGTTTGCGACTTGATCGCGTTGAACACGTTCCAGCTGTCTTCGCTGGAACCAACGTGCGCCGGATCATCCTGGGCGATCAAGAACCTGGTTGTGTGGACCGCCTCGGTGGGCTCGGTACCAATGTTCAGTGTCTGCTGGCTATGCAGGCGTTGTACGTACCATGCCATTAGCGACTCCTATCCGTGTTCTGCTTGATCTGCTCCAGCACGCGCAGCAGCTGCATGTTCAGCGACTCGACCGACTCGCCGCTACCGGTTGCCATGGCAAAGCCCAGTTGGCTGCGGAGTCCCGCGGCCTGCATCTGCATCTTCTCGAGGTCGCTGGCACCAGCGCCACCGCCAAGCATGCGGAATCCGATGCCCATGTCCTGGACCACCTTGTCCAGGTTGCCCTCCAGCCCGCGCATCACGTTGGTCAGGTACCCGCCAGGCGCCGTGAAAAAACTCTCCATGCTCTTGGACACCATGCCGCCTGGCCCCTCGGCGATCAGGCCGGTGCCTATTTCCTTTTGGGCCTCGCGCCGCACTCTAGTGGCTTCCATTTCGTCCATGCCGAGCCGAACCATGCGCTGGCCTGCGGCAATCTTGGCTTGCATGGCCGAGACTTCAGCCTCAACGATGTTGGCCGAAAAGGGCCGGACAAGGTCCGCCAAAGTCTTGCGGGCCTCGCGGTTGGCCTCATAGAAACTGCCGATGGCCTGAAAGAGCGGAGACGCCATCCCAGCGGCAAACAGGCCCTGCATGCGGTTGAACTGCCCGCGAATGCCCTCGAGCTGCGCCGTGGCCTGCTGGCCCATCTTGCGCAGGCCGGTCACGTCGGCGTCGATCCCGATTGAGAGTCCTAGCTTCGCCACGTTGCCACCTTCCCGAGGGTTGCCATCCAGTCAGTCTGCCCTGGCTTGCGCCATGGTTCCACCACCGTCTGAGGCTGACGAGTCAGCCCGTACGCCAGGACCGTCAGCAGCCGCTCTATGCGGTCGGCTGCGGTCCACTCCAAGGGTTTGCCATCACCCCCTGGACGAGTGCCATGGCCACATGCACGTCCAGCGCTGTTGAGCCCGGCACGCCGTCTACCCGGGTGCAGGACTCGAGCACGAACGCCTGCCGGGCGTCGTCGTCCAGCTGCTCGACCTTCCGCCACTCGCCGACCGTAATGGGCCGGACCTCGAGCACGGCCGGGTAACCGGCCACTGCGTCGCTGGTGAACGTGCGCCAGGTCATGATCGAGCAGCCGTAATTTCGCCCGTGTATTGCCAGGTTACGGTCGCCTGGTGCACGGTGTCGTTGGTGTAGGTCGGTGTGTAACCGGTGATGATGGCGTTTCCGCTGAAGTCGACGCCTCCACTACCGGCGCCGCTGGCGAAAATAACCACAGTGACGGCCCCCGTAGATGGGGTAGCCCCGCAGAACTTCTGCGCGAGCGTCAGCCCGGTGGCGTTGTCCGTGTGGATCGTCGCCGACCCGGTCACAGTTGGACGGCCCTGAATCGCCGTGCTCAGTACCGAGTTCAGCGCAGTAGCGTCTACCACCGCGCTGCTGGCCGAAATGCTGATGTCGGTGGCATCCACGGGGGTGCCAGCGATGCTGATGCTTGTGCCGTTTGCGATGAATGCCATGTCTTAGCCTCCTGTTGCCCAAATGCGGTACGTCTGACGGACCACCCGCGGGCCGTCATCCGTGCCTTCCTGATCGTCCATGCGCTCCACGTCCTCGCCGTCGGTGGCGCTCCACTGGATCTTGGTGCCGTCCACCGTGCCGTAGGTGGTGTTGTCGTTGAGCACGGCAGACACGGCAGCCGCCAGCGCTCGAGCGCCTGACAGCGACGTGGCGATGCAGTCGATGGCCACCGAGAACTCGGCCAGTTCGGTCGTCCCGGTCAACGTGCGCACCGGCGTGCGGGCGTCGATGCTGTAGACGATGGCAGGCAGCGCCGTGCCCTCGCGTCGCCACTCCGGGCTGACGCGGGTGCTCACGAGCCCCGATACGCCTAGGTCATCCGTCAGCCTGCGCCGTAGTGCGGTTTCGATGCTCATTTCTTGGACACCTTCATCCGCGCTTTGCCGGCCAGTTCGGTCAGTTGCGTCTCGATGACGATCGCCAAGTCCTCTTTGAGGACCGAGGGCGGGAACTGCTGGTAGGTGGCCCGCTTCACGTGCCACTGGGCACGGCCGCTGTCCACGATGGGCGCAACATAAGACCTAGGGTTCCGCTTGTACCGGAAGCCGGTGCGGGTGGTGGTCTTGAGCCCGCGGGTGTCACCCATCGACTGGATGACCTTGCTGGACGCCTTGCGCAGGCTTTCCTGTCCGCCGTAGCTGCGGTAGGTGGCCCCGTGCGTCAGCCAGTTTTGCTTGTAGGTCGTCGCTAGGCGCTTGAGGCTGCGCCGCAACAGCTGCTTGTACAGGTTTCGGCTGACTCGGTCGGGCAGCGTCAAGAACACCCTTTGGGCATCTGTGAATGCCTTGTTTGCCCGGTCGCTGGTTCCTGCGCCGAATCGCAACAGTTCCAGGTTCTCCGACGCATTCACCTGCCTGCGCATGAACGCTTGGTAGCGCTTCATGTGCTCGGGGGAATTGAACTCGGCGCCGCGGCGGAAACTCATGCCGTCACCTCGAGCGCTTCGCAGTGGAGCTCCATCCGGCCCAGCGTCGGGTCCAGCACGCCGGTGACCTCGAGCACGCGGTCGGTCTTGCCAGTCTCGCGCAGCAGGATCCTGCTCTTCACCGTCACCGAGTCAATCCAAGGCAGGACGAGCCGCCAAGCCGTCTGCCCGCGGTTGATGTCCACCGAGTCGATCGACCGGCCGTCGGCGGACTCGATGTGGCCCAGCACAGTGGCCACGGTCGACCAAGTCTTGGTTGCCTGCCCGTAGTTGTCAACGGACGCGGTGTAGTTCTGCACCGCCATCTCATGTCGGAACATGCCTCGAGGGATCATCAGTGCACCCCGTGCTCCCCGAGCATGTCGAACAGCATCTGCTGGGCCTTGCCCTCGATTGCGCCAGTGCTGTCGCCGCGGTCGGCGTAGAGGCGCCCGCACAGCTGCAACGCCAGCATGTTGATGTAATGGTCGGCCACCAACGTGTTCCAGTTGATGGTCACCGGACGGTTCCAGCCGTCCTCGATCAGAACAGCCACGCGCTCACCGTCCCAGTGCTGTTCCGGGTTCTCAGTCTGCGTCACCGAGTCGTCATCGACGTAGACCGCCGTGATGGCTGACGCGGTGTTTACCGGCTGGATCGGGAGCACCACCCAGGTGTCCCCTTCCTCGGACACCTTGTATGAGCGCTCGAGCGCCTGCATGGCCAAGCCGGTGCAGCGCTCGATCGTCTCGCGCACGGCAGGCAGCAGGATGTTGCCGATGTACGCGTCGTCCTGCGCGTGGAAAATGCGCAGGTGGCTTTTGATGTCGCTGGTGGTGAGTGCTGGCATTTTGAAAAGACCGGGGGGGGTGTCCCCCCCGCCGGTCCGGGGTCACATGGAATCGATCAGGCCTTGTTGACGATCACGCCACCGGCGCGCTTGTCGACGATCTGAGCATCGGACCGCATCGAGCTGCGGTAGTTGATGATGCCCGTGCCGCTGTTCGAGAACGGATCGACGATGAACTGCACCTCCTTGCGGTCCACGATGCGGTAGGCGCGGGCGATGTCACCAAAGAACACCTGCAGGCGAGCCGAAGCAGCGTTGTGCACGTCGGCAAACTCGCTGATGTACACCGGCTTGCCCATGAGCATGCCGCTGGCACCGTCCTGCAGCATCATGCCCTGCATGCCGTCGTACAGGTAGGTGCCGGTGGTCGCTGCCTTCTGCTTGAGCAGGAACGCCCAAGTCGCCTGGTTCATGATCCAGCTGCCGTTTTGGGCGTAGGCGCTGGGAACCTGGTTGAACAAATCGATGACGTCATCGAAGTCAACCGTGTTCGCGGTAGCGCCCGTCTTGACAACGTATTGCCAGGCGTTGTCGTCGTACATCAAGCCCTGTTCCTGGGCGGGAGAACCGGCAGCACCAGCGCCGGTGATGTGCCGGGCTGCGCGGAACTTGCCGTGCGCACGGGCGTGGTCGGCGACGACCTCGGCGGCCACGTCAATCGAGGCGTCAAACAGCAGTTCCTCGGTCACCGGCGTCGTGGCGGTGGCCTTGTAGGCGCCGAACGTCTTCACGATGGTGGTGAAGTTTGATTCGCTGTATGCCGCTGATTCGGCCGTAGCCGAGACAGTGGTGCGCGAGTCGATGACGGGCAGACGCAGGTTGTTCGGGACAGTCTGGACGGTCGCCAGCTTGCGAACGGGGTCGACCCAGTCCAGCCACTTCACAAACTCGCCAGTCATCACCGACTGGGGCACAGTGTTGCCAGCGGTGGCAGCAGTGCCGACCGTCAGGGTCGTGCGCAGTTCCATGTTGCCGCTGCCCTCGCGGCCGCGGGTGGCGAAGAAACGCATCAGGTCGGCGTCGTTGCCGCCGTTGCGGACCTCGGGACGGCCGATCAGTTGGCCGTTCTTGGCCTTGACGGCGTCGAGGCGGCTGCGAATCGACAGGCTTTCCAGCTGCCCATCGATGGAGCGGATTTCTTCCTCAGCCAGGTCGAACGAACGAACGGCCTCGGGGGTTGCGGTCTCGGCGTACTGCTCGCACGCAGCGACGAGCTGCGCACGCTTCTCACGGAGTGCTTCGGGGGTCACGGTCATTTCAGGTCTCCAATCCGCAGCCGCAGGTACCGAGCGACAAGCCCGGTGGAATTGCGAAACGCCCGGACCGCGGCTGCGGTCGCCTCGTAGGCGGGCGTGTGGACGAGCGAGACCTCGTAAAGGCGGGCCGACACGACGGTCCGGCGGTTGCCCGCCCACTCGTCCTTGTCGACCGCGAACCCAAACGACATGTTTTGGTAGATGCCGTCGCGCAGGAGGACGCGCATGTCCTGCCCGTCGCGGGTGTCCGGCAGCCGAGCAGCGAACGTCACGCCGCGCTCGGTCTCCTCGAGCTCGAGCGTGCCGCTGCGGGTGTCCGCCAGCACGCGCCCGCCATCGTGCTCGACGAGCAGCGACACGTTCCGCTTCCCGATGTCGGCAGCGAACGCGCCGCGCTGGATGGTCTCAATGAAGGGAAGCGGCTGGGAATCGGTCTCGTAGGGAATGGCCAGCCCGGACACGGTGTTGCCCTCGACGGCTGCGCGGACCTCGAACGAACGGCGATCAATCTGCATCGGGAGACTCGCTTTCCTCGTCCTCGCGGTCGCCGTTCACCTCGGCCTGGCCGGCCGCCGTGTCCAGGCGCATCATGAGTTCGTCTGCCATGGGGTCCTGCACCGGCTGCATGCCGATGAACCACCTGGCGTCGTTAGGCGTGAGGACCCCGGCCATGACGAGCTTGGACAGCTCCTTGGCGGTGTCCTTCATCGTGCCGCGGAGCAGTTCCTGCAGGTCGTGCTCGACGCGATAGCCGGGCAACAGTTTGGCCGTCAGTTCGGCCTCGATGCGCTTCGCCCAGGGCCGCAGCGTCTGATCGACCAGCGCACGCTGGGCGTTCAGGTCAATCTGAGTGCCCGCCTCGGTGGCCGCCAGGAACGACAGCGGCAGGTTGAGCGCTCGAGCAATTTCCCCCATGGCCGCGGTGCGGGCCGCCGTCACGGCGTCGAGGTCGCCCTGCCCGCTGACGCCCTCGATCTTGCCGCCGCCGTCGATGATCAGCGGTTCAGACGCGCCGCCTGATTTGGCATGCTTGGCCTTCCAGGCGAGCAGGATCGTCTGCTTCGCCTGCTCGCTGATCGGCGTGGGGAATTGGAACGACAGGCGCCGGGTCGTCCCGGTGGCCGCCATGGTGGCCGCCCAGTTGTCGAGGTCCGCAACCAGCTGCAGCTGCGTGCGGCACTTGTCCAGCGGGCTCTCTCCGATGAACGCCCACCTGCTGTAGCCGCCCTTGACGTGGATCAGGTCGCTTGCCGGGATCGGCTGCCCGTCGAGCAGGTACTGCAGCGGGTTAGCCGACCAGTTGATCGTGATGCGCCCACGCTCGAGCGGGATGAGTTCTGCGGCCTCGCCGGAGTAGGTGCGTGCGATGTACGCGTAGGCGTTGCCTTGCGTCATGGCGTCGGTGACTAGCCACCGGCGCAGGTCCCAGCCGTTGACCATCTCGGTGCTGCGGCCGGTCAGCAGGCTCAGGGCAGCAGGCTGCACCTCCTGGTCCTTGCTGTCGTAGACGCACAGCGTGACGCTGGCCAGCATCGAGGCCACGCCCTCGATGGCACGCTGGACGCCGGGCAGCGCCTCAACGTCGCCCACGCTGCTGGTGTCGACCAGCATGGACGCGTTGAAACTGCCCAGGAAGTAGTTGCGGAAGCGCGAGAGGAGTCCCACGCTTCCCCCAGTTTGAGTACGCGCTTTTTCTGTCAATAGGCGGGTGTGACATTTTCTGTCACATTCCGCAAATTGTCGATTCGTCCGCTTGGTGGCGTCAGATGGTCATTACGCCGGACGGCGGCATCCACTGCTGGGAGCGCCCGCGCAGCTCGAACAGGCGGGCCGCGTTGCAGGCCGCCACCAGGGCGTCGATGTTCTGCCCGTCCCGCTTCTGCAGTTTGACCAGCCCCCCGTCATAGGTCTTGGTCGTCGCGTGCCGGAGTTGGTGCAGCAGCACCGGGTCGTCGTGGTACCGGAGCGCCTTCATGCGGATGAGCGCCACGAAGGTCGACCAGGCGGGTGCCTGCTCCCGAATCGACTGGGACCGTGCCTCCACCGGCAGGTTCAGTTTGTCGACCATGACCTGCCGGACCCAATTCTGCGTCCAACCGACCTCGTCGACGCCGACGGCCTCGAGTTGGAGGGTGCTACCAAGTTGTCCCAGCAGGCCCTCGACGGCGTCAAAGTCGATCAGTTGCCCGTCGTTGTGGTGAACGTGCCCCTGCTGGACCAGTTCGTGCAGCCAGGGCCGCTGCTGCTTCATGTGCGCTAGTTCCCCGCAGGTGAACGACCAGGTGCGCAGCAGCCCGAACTCCCCGCCGTCGACCACCACGCCCACGCTCGTCAGGTCGGCGCGGGCCCCCACGACGCTGCCCAGGCTGAAGTCGATGAACGCCCAGGCCCGGCGCCCGCGCACGTCCTCGAGGCGCCAGTCGAATCGGGCCTGCTCGAGCACGGCCGCGTCGATGCCGACGCTTGCCAGGCTTCCGCCGGGCAGGTTCAGCCGCTGGGTGCGGAACTCCTCGACGCCGTCCGACCGGCTGCCGAGGAACGCTAGTTCCGACCTGATGGTGTCCTCGGTGATGTGCCCGCCTTCAATCCACAGCTGCGGGTTGGCCTTGCGCCACTGGACCGGGTCGTGGATGTCCGCCCCGGCGTCGGACGCCCAGTGGTGGACCGCCCAGTCCTCGCGCAGTCTGCCGGCCAGCAGCTGCGCCTCGGCCTCCTGCCGCCAGCCGGCCCAGGGCAGGCTCAGGTCGTCGTCGGCCGTGGTCGTCATCAGCAGCCGCCCCTCGGCGGTCTTGGTGGCCGCCGTCATCAACCGGCTCAGGTAGTCCCCCTGCAGACGGGCCGCCTCGTCGGCCAGCACCAGGGCGGGCGTCACGCCGTCGGCACGCTTGGCGTCCCTAGCGATCGGCAGCATCTTGCCCTTGCCGTGGCGCAGCATCGGCTGGTTGTTCGACATTCGGGCCGCCCAGGGCGTCGTCTTGCCGTCAGCCGGCCAGTGGATCTTGGCCAGCGCCTCCATGGACAGGCGGGCCTGCGAGAGGGCCGTAGCGGCGCTCACGACGAGCCGGTCGGCGTCGGGGTCTCTCAGGACCCACCCGGCCAGCAGGGCGGCCAGGAGCGTCTTGCCGTGGCTACGCGGCACCGAGAACGACACCACCCTGCAGCGCTCCCGCCTGGCGATGGTGTCGGCAAGAACAGGCACCCAGTACGGGTACAGCACCACGTCGGCCGGCAGCGTGGCAGCGAATGCGTCCACCACCGCCCCGTCGTATCCGCCGGCCTCGGCGCGTCGAGCGTAAGCCGTTAGCGAAGCAGCAGTTACGTCAGACACGCCGCCGCTGGCTGCGGTGGCGTACGCCCATGCCGTCGATGTTTCAATGATGGATGAATGCATACGGCGATACGCTGTCGGG